ACAGAAAACTCAAGCAGATATTAACAGTAAGAACATGGATACTGAGAGAACATACCCAGAAGTAGACCATTTACGTTCAGAAACTGCATTAAACATGGCAAATGCTAGAAAGATTGCTCAAGAAACAGAAATTAATAGATTTGTTCAATGAAGACGGATGAACAATTCTTAAACGATAGATTAAATTTATTTGAGACAGAAGGTTGGCTAGACCTGATGGCTGAATTAGAAACCATTGAAGATACAACTCGAGACATTGAGACTATCAACGATGAAAAATCTCTTTGGGATGCCAAAGGGCAGTTAAAGGTACTAGGTTATTTGCTTAGCTTAGAATCCGCAACGCAAATAGCCGTGGAACAATCGGGTCAAACCGACACCACACATTAAGTAACTTCATAACCCCTCGGGGCGGAGACATAGAAATGAGTATAGTAGTAGATACAGCACCAGAAGGTGTGGAACAGGTAACAGAACCACAGGAAGTTATACAGGAAGCTCCACAAGAGCCAACTTATGAACCACCTGAGAAGTATGCTGGGAAGACATTAGAAGATGTAATAACCATGCACCAGAATGTTGAAAAAGCATTCGGTAAGCAAGGTCAAGAGGTTGGACAACAGAGGCAAATGATACAACAGCTTCTGGATTCTAAACCTCAAGTGAATCAAGCTACTGAAACAACAGAAGAAACTGTGAGTTTCGAGGATACTTTCTACGATGATCCTGCTAAGGCAGTAAATTCAGCGATAGAGAACCATCCAGAGATTCGCAAAGCTCGAGAAGGTAATGTTAAGTCAGCTCAACAGGCTAATTTAACGCAGTTAGAAGCTACACACCCTGATTTTATGGATGTTGTAGGTGATAGTGGCTTTCAAGAGTGGATAGGAAAGAGTGCTATACGCACTGAGCTATTCCGCAAAGCAGATGCAAGCTATGATTTTAATGCTGCAAACGAATTATTGGGAACTTGGAAACAAATCTCAATGGTTGGGAAGACCCAAGAGGTCAACAAGGCAGAGAAAGCTAAGAGGCAGAAAGCAATGCGACAAACTAGCTCAGAAACTCGTTCTTCAGGAGATTCTGTTGGTGGTAAAAAGATGTATCGTAGATCTGATTTAATTCAGCTACAAATAACCGACCCGACTAGATACGCAAGCTTGGCTGATGAAGTTCAGTTAGCTTACGCAGAAGGTAGAGTCAAATAATAATACTCAATAAGGAGAAATAATATGGCTTTAGGTACTAATAATACAACTGCTGCCGTTGCTGGTAATTTCATCCCTGAACTATGGTCAGATGAAGTTATTGGTGCATACAAATCAAACTTAGTTTTAGCGAACTTAGTTACTAAAATGTCACACAAAGGTAAAAAGGGCGATACAATTCATATCCCTAAGCCTAATCGTGGCGCTGCTTCTGTTAAAGCTGCAAACGCACAGGTAACACTGTCTGCTGCAACTAATACTCAAGTAAACATTTCAATCAACAAACACTACGAATACTCGAAGTTAATCGAAGACATCGCAGAAGTTCAAGCACTTGCATCTATGCGTAAGTTCTACACTGATGACGCTGGTTTTGCTTTAGCAACTCAAGTAGAGTCTGATTTATTCGGTACTATGACAGGCGGTTCGTTTGTTAATGGTGCTGGCGCGGCTTGGTCTTCTGGTGCTGGTGGTTCTATCACTGATGCTGGTATCCGTAAGATGATTCTTGCGCTTGATAATGCAGACGTTCCTATGAACGACCGTGTTATTATCTTACCTCCAGTAGCTGCTTCAGATATGCTAGGTATCAACCGTTTCACTGAGCAACAGTTCATTGGTAATGGCGATGCGATTAAGACTGGTAAGATTGGTCAAATCTACGGTATCGATGTGTTCGTTACTAACTCTGCTCCAACTACTGGTTCTAATCGTGAAGGTTTAATCTTCCATCGCGATGCTGCTGTATTAGCTGAGCAAGTTGGCGTTCGTACGCAGACACAGTACAAACAAGAATACTTAGGTGATTTGTTTACTGCTGATACTATCTACGGTGTAGGTGAGTTACGCTCTGAAGCTTCTGTAGCTTTCAAAGTAACTGCTTAGTAGTTAGTTAAGTAACAGCCCTTGTCAAGACGAGAGGGTTGTTCTGAATTAATTACGGATTAGTTATGCCCTTATTTAGTTATAAATGTAAAAATAACCATACTGAAGATACTATTGTCTCTTACAGTACACGCGAAGAACCTCAAACTTGTTCAAGTTGTGGAGAACCTTCTAACTACACACAAACATTCTGCACTAATGTCCAATATGGAGACAACTATGAGAGCTTTGGCGCTGATAGACATCGATGGAACTTACGTGAGAACAAACGATTAGGAACATGGGGTAAAGGTTATGCTTGATATATTAGAAGACAGCACTGGTAACTTAGAGCTTGAGAGATTCAAGTGTAAGTTACAAGAGATATGGATGAGAATACTATCTGAGACTCATACAGAGGCTGATGGCTCTAGGGAAGAGTTCATGGAAGCTAATTCACTTAGATTTGCTAATGACCCTCACGAAGAAACAGAGACTGACAACCTTATGGCGATGTTAGAAGACTTAATGAACCCACAAGAAGAGCTAGACTCAGTTAAGAGTGATGCTAAAGCTCCTACATACAACGGTAAACAACTATCAGCTAACAATGAGAAGGGTAAAGTTGAAGCCACTAAGTATGAAGTTAAGCATACAGCTACCAAGACTCCAGGCGACTCTCAAAGTTTAGCAAAATCAAGCACTTATGAGCATCATAGTGGTAAGATAGCACCAAGAAAGGATGCTAGAGTTATCCGTAGCTTCAGTCCTATGGCTGAAATGATGAAAGATGAGCTAGTGGCACTTAAAGCAAGACAAGCGATAGGACGCAGAGAGATGTTATTTAGATTGTAATGGCTAAAAGTAGAATAACTAAGCGAGGAAAGATACGTAGTTTAACTCGCAAAGCCCCTAGACCTGCTAGATTGTTCTGGCGTAAGGCTAAGACTTTAGCCATGATAGCTAATAGAAAGCAATGGATTGGTGAATATGATATTCAATATACACCTGACACAGAGATAGCTACTGGCGAAGGTTATGGTATCTTGCTAGAGACAACAGAGCGTAGCGTGCCTACATACATAGTAATAGAATAGGAGTAATAAATGCCTTCAATTAAGATTTCAGCATTAACCGAAAAAGCAACAATGGCAGGTACTGAGGAAGTCCTGATTAATGATAGCGGCACTTCTAAGAAGTTCTCCACACAAAGATTCCTAGACATTAAGACAGCCTCTGAGACAGCTAAAACAGCTGCAGAAACAGCAGAGACGAATGCGGAAACAGCAGAAACAAACGCCAGTGGTAGCGCTACATCAGCTTCAGGTAGTGCTACAACCGCTACAGCTCAAGCAGTAATTGCAACTACCAAAGCAGGTGAAGCATCTACAAGTGCTACAAGTGCTTCGGGAAGCGCATCTACCGCTACCACACAGGCAACTTCAGCTACAAGTTCAGCTACATCAGCTACAGCTTCAGCAACGACTGCTACTACTCAAGCAGCAACAGCCACGACTAAAGCGAGTGAAGCAAGTACAAGTGCTACTAACGCAGCAACGAGTGCTACAGCCTCAGCGACTTCTGCAACGGCTGCAGCTACATCAGCTACAGCTTCAGCTACATCAAAGACAGCAGCAGAGACCGCGGAAACAAATGCGGAGACAGCACAAACGGCAGCAGAGACGGCTAAGACAGCTTCAGAAACTGCCAAGACTGCTTCTCAGACAGCAAAGACGGCTGCTGAAACAGCGGAAACTAACGCAGAAACAGCGGAAACTAATGCTGAGACAGCAGAGACAAATGCAGAAAGTAGTAAGACAGCAGCAGCTAGTTCAGCTTCTACCGCCACTACTCAGGCTGGGATAGCGACAACTAAAGCAGCTACAGCTACAACTAAAGCTTCTGAGGCATCCACCTCTGCTACTAACGCAGCAGCCAGTGCTACTACAGCTACTACTAAGGCAGCTACAGCAACAACTCAGGCAACAGCGGCTTCTGGTTCAGCTACGAGTGCTAGTAGTTCAGCTTCTAGTGCTACAACTGCTCAATCGGCAGCAGAGGCAGCAAGAGATTCTGCTTTAGCAGCTTTTGATTCATTTGATGATAGATACTTAGGTCAGAAGTCTTCGGCTCCTACATTAGATAATGATGGTAATGCCTTGGTTGCAGGTACTTTGTACTTTAATACTACCAGTGATGCTATGTTTGTATATGAAGGTTCTGCTTGGGTGGCTGCTTATGCTTCTTTATCAGGTGCTTTACTACAAACTAATAACTTATCAGACTTAAATAGTGCAGGTACAGCTAGAACTAACTTAGGGTTAGCGGCTCTAGCTACTTTAGGTAGTGTAGCTGCTGGTCAGATTGATGCTAATTCAGTAGGTGCTTCAGAATTGAATGTATCAGGTAATGGTACATCAGGTCAATACTTAGGTTCAGATGCTGACGGTACTTTTACTTGGACATCTATCTCAGCAGACCCAACTATGGGTGGTGATTTATCAGGTACTGCCTCTAATGCTCAATTAGGCTCTAATGTAGTTACTGATACAGAGTTGAACTCAGCTAAGTTGAATGGTATTGAGAGTGGTGCTACAGCAGACCAAACTAATGCTCAGATTAAGACCGCTTACGAGGCTAACGCTGACTCTAATGAGTTTAGTGATGCTGAACAAACTAAGTTATCAGGTATCGCAACTTCAGCAAACAATTATTCATTACCTAGTTCAGTAGTACATGACACTGAGAAAGGCGCTTTACACGCTACTGACGCTCTTAGATTATCAGGTCATACGGTAAGTTTGTACAAGGGTGATGGTACAAGTGAATCTGTTACTATCCCTGATAACAACACTACTTACTCTGTGGGCGATGGGGGTTTAACGCAGAAGAACTTCACTACCGCAGATAATACTAAATTAGACGGTATTTCTACTTCAGCGAATAACTATTCATTGCCAACGGCAACTGCATCCACCTATGGTGGAGTTAAGGTGTCACTTTCAGGCACACACCTAACAATTACAGCATAAGATGCCTACTACTAGCAGAACAACTAGTCGGACTACTAGTAGGACAACTAGCTTTACTACTTCATGGACTACGAGTAGAAGCACAAGTAGAAGTACAAGTAAATCTACAACTACAAGTTATACAACAACTTTCTCAACTTCACGTAGCACTAGTAGGTCTACAACTACAAGTTGGACTACAAGTTACACTACAACATATTTAACATCACATAGTACAAGTCAAAGCACCACAACATCATGGACAACATCTTGGACTACGAGCCGGGGAACTAGTAGATCTACAACAACTACTTGGACTACAAGTTGGACGACAAGTTGGCAAACGGAGTATGATTAATGAAGATGACTGAACACTTTGGCAATCTTAAAGTTGAAGTTAATAATCTTACAGAAGTTGAGAAGGTAGAGAGTTACCTTGTGTCTGAGTGCGACAAGCGTGATATTGATTTATCTCACGACACTATGGCAGAAGAACCTTTAGATTTTAGGTCTATTGGATATGGTTTTTGCGCAGGTTCAATTATTGCCTACCCTCAGTCAACTCAAGCATACAATGCTTACTTGATTGATGCTATGCGTAATAGTGATGGAGATAAAGATTACTCAGATATGTTTTCAAAACCTGTTGATAAATACACTTCTAAAAAGAAGTTCAAGATAAAGAAGATTGATAAGCTAGTGGTACTTCCTGGCACGAACATTCTTAGAAGTTTGGTTGATAAGAATATACTTATGAAACTTGCTAAAGACAAGGCATACGCCAAAGTTCACCCTATAATGAATAAAGAAGATACCAAGATAATGAAGAGTATCTTTAAAGATAGGCTTATAGGTGCTGAATACAGCTTATATGACGTGTTTAACATATCAGATAACATCTACACAACAACAGCATCAGAGTCAGCAATCTATGCGACTATGAATGACAAGAATTTATATTCAATAGAGGAAGATGGGCATAACTTTAGAGGCGCTTATTCTCCTATAATCAATACTTTATTTTGGTCTAAGAATAAACAAGATAGAAAAGACACGTTTAATGCTTTATGTAACTCAAGCATTAGCAATGTGTTCAATCCAAAAGATGACTATAAATCAAAAATTGATAATTTCCTAAACTCCGTAGGTAACAGATGCCAATAACAATAGATTTTGATAATTTAGACCAAGTAACTTTTAATAGCACTGATGTTACTAGAGTGTTTGCAGGCGGTGTCAAGGTTTGGAATAAGATGAAAACTACCTCTGTTACAACTAGCAGAAGCACAAGTAAGTCAACCACTACATCGTGGACAACCTCTTATACTACTAGCAGGACAACAAGTAAATCTACAACAACTTCATGGACTACTTCCTATAATACAAGTCGTACTACAAGTCACGGAACTAGCCGGTCAACTTCTACTTCATGGACTACTTCCTATAACACAAGTCGTGGCACAAGTCATTCAACAACTACATCTTGGACAACCTCGTGGACAACCTCTTATACTACTAGTAGAACAACTAGCCGTACCACTTCATACACAACCTCATGGACAACATCTTGGACTACTACGGCATATACCGTTGCCACAGGTGGGTCAATAGTTACATCGGGTAACTATAAAATTCACACTTTCACAGGCTCAGGAACATTCTCAGTGTCTGTTGCTGGAAGCGCAAGTTTAGAATACTTAGTTGTCGGTGGTGGTGGTTCGGGTGGTAACCACCTTGGTGGTGGTGCAGGTGCAGGTGGTATGTTCAATAGCACAAGTGCTATTTCTACAGGGTCCCATTCGATAACGGTAGGTGCTGGTGCATCGAGGGCTGGAGGCACAGCTAGTGGTAATACAGGTGGTAATACAAGTTTCGGAGGCATCAAAACAACCCTTGGTGGTGGTGGTGGTGGTTCTGGACAAAGTGGACACGCTAGCGGTAAAAACGGTGGTTCCGGTGGTGGTTACTGTAGCTTAGGTGGTGGTGGTTCCAGAGGTTCTGGTGTTTCTGGTCACGGTAATAATGGCGGTACGGGCGGCTTCCCTAAAGGTGGTGGTGGCGGTGGTAAAGGTGCTGTTGGTAGTAACGGTGGTAACGGTGGTAACGGTGGTGCAAGTAGCATCTCTGGTTCATCAGTAACTTACGCAGGTGGTGGTGGTGGTTACCCAAGCGGTGGTAACAGTTCTGGTGGTTCTGGTGGTGGTGGTTACGGTTCATCTAGTGGTTGGGGTGGTAGCGGTTCTACCAATAGAGGCGGTGGCGGTGGTAACGGTTACGATGGTTCCAGTGGTCACAGAGGTGGACTGGGTGGCTCTGGTATTGTAATTATCAAATACAGATTCCAATAAGGAGATATATAGCATGGCACATTTTGCTGAAATAAAAAACAACCTAGTAGTTCAAGTAATCGTTGTTGATAATGATGATATTCTTGATGAACAAGGTAATGAGTCAGAGAGTGTAGGCAATCAATTCTGCACTGACTTATTAGGTGGCATTTGGGTTCAGACTTCATACAACGATAGCATAAGGTACAACTACGCAGGTATTGGTGATATTTATGATGCTGCTAGAGATGCCTTTATTTCACCACAACCTTACCCTTCTTGGGTGTTGAATGAGATTACTTGCCAATGGGAAGCGCCTACACCTTATCCTGAAACTACTGAAGGCAGTTTGGTGATGTATACGTGGGATGAAGAGGCAATAATTTGGACATACGAGTCAGTAAACGAGGAAGCTGAAGAAGCTTAATAACTTGGGGTCTTAGGACTCTTTTAAAGGAATTGTATGGAAGCAACAGAGATAGTATTAGCTCTAGTTAGTATGATAGTTGGCGGTACGGGGTTAATTGTTAAGTCAGTAATGAAAGATATTAAAGATTTAGAGTCTAATATGACTAGTTGCCAGATAGGACTCCACAAAGACTTTGTTCATAGAGATGAGTTCAGCCATCAAATTGATAAGATTGAGAAGATGTTTGACCAGATTTACACCCTTCTTAGAGAAGGGGAGAAAGGGAAATGACTCCTATCTACGCGATAGTGTTGATTCCTGATTGTTGGCTCTTCGTAGGTACTTTTTTAACTTGTTCATAACTCAAGGGGAGAAATGGCTAGAACAAATCAAACAGTAAGAAACTTAAAAGGGCAGTACGTTAAGTTGACGATACTGAACAAGATTAAATACTTCTGCAACTTCTTTATGACCAAGATAGATAAGTGGGCTAAGAGTGTGGAGAAGTAGCTTACTACTAGTATTACTTCTGTCAGGCTGTAGCTCCCTAGAGTTTAGGAATATAGCTAAGACAGGTATTACTACAGGAGTGGCTTATGCTATTGCAGGACCTATACCTGCTGTTGCTAATCTAGCCACCTCTATGGCGTACGATGAATTGATACCTGATAGTCCTAGTGTTGAGACGATAGAGAGTAAAGAGCAAGCCACTGCATATATCGCTGAGAGTTTGTTTATGAATGCCTTGTATGCGTTTATAGCGTGGTTGGTGATAACGCTGATTGCTGTCCCGTTCATATCTAGGTATGGGTACAATAAGGCTAAAGCTAAATACGGTAGACGTAAAGATGATGAATAAGTGTAGTGTGGTATTTGTAATAGGAATGGTAGTAGCTACAGCTAGTTACGCTTTCTTTGGTGGTTGGATGCAACAAGGAATGGCAATGCCACAACAAATGTTACAAATGACACAACCACCTTCACCTCTAATGTGTGATTGTAACTGTAAGAATTAAACATAAGTAGTTGATATGACTACATAAATAGTATTATAATGTAACTAAACGGAGAATCCTATGACCTTTAGAGAAGCAATTAACGAAGTGCTAATCAGGTTGAGAGAGGAAACCATTGCTACCGATTGGTCGGGTAATATCAATGATTCATCAACAGTAACTGATTATCAAAAGGTTATTGGCTCACTGATTAACGACTCGAAGAAAAACATTGAGGCTTACCATGACTGGCTTGTATTGCGTGAAACTGTAAATATTACGACAGTATCTGGCACTAGAAATTACAACTTATCGTCTGGTCAAGAGGTTAAGATTATTGATGTTGTAAATCAGGCTACAGGACACAGTTTGTCTCAAGTGAGCCGTCAGTATGTAAACTCAACAATGTACCCTGCAGAGAATACTGGTGAACCTTTATACTACGCTTTCAACGGATCAGACTCCTCAAATAACCTTAAAATTGATTTAGAGCCTAAACCTAACTCTGCTCAGACCTTGTCTTTTGATATTACTAAGCCACAGGCTGAATTAAAACTCGCAGCAACTTCAATAAAGATTCCTCAGCAGGTTGTTGTTCTTGGTGCATGGGCGAGAGCTGTAGCTGAACGTGGTGAAGATGGTGGCACTCAATCGGGATTACTGGCTGAAGAGTTTAAAGAGTCTCTAAATCAATCAATTGTTTTAGATTCTGGGAACACTCAATACGAGCATGACTGGGTGGTAAGCTAGTGAGCAAACCCATTCAACCACTAGCACTTGATTCAATAGGAATATATGGTCTGAATAAGCAGTCGTCTCCATCAAGTCTTGATCCTCGTTGGCTAATTGAAGCTAATAATATCATGCTTGATGATGAGGGTAGAGTTACCTCTAGGCGTGGAATTAAACAGATTAGTGACCTAATAGGATCTTCAACATCTAATGATTATATTATTAAATCTTTAGGTGAGTTTAGAAGTGCGACTGGAAGTTCCACTATCTTTGCCGGATCTAACGATAAGATTTATAAATTAAACAAGTCTAATTCTCCATTTACTTTAGATGCTCAGACATTTACTGGAACTCCGCAGACAATAACTGACGGAAACTGGGAGTTCTGCAACTTTAATAATAAGTTCTACGGTGTTCAACCTGACCATAAGCCTATCTATTTTGACGGAACTAACTGGATGGATTTAGAGGATGCTAGTGGCTTTTCAGCACCAGGCTCTGTAATTACATTTAATCCAAGCAGTTGTGTTGGAGCTTTCGGTAGACTTTGGGTTGGTGGTACTAGCGAAGCTAATGATGTTGTTTATTACTCAGATACTTTGATAGGTCATGATTTTACTGGCGGACTTGCTGGTTATATTGATTTGAAGTCTGTATGGGATGGAGATAAAGTTGTTGCGCTTTCAAGCTTTATGGGCAAGCTTGTTATTTTCGGCAGTCGAAATATTGTTGTATATAATAGCCCTTCTGATCCATCAGTTGATGCGTTTCAGTTAGATGAAGTTATTAGGGATATTGGTTGTGTAGCTAGAGATACTGTTCAAGCTCTTGGTGATGATATTGTTTTCTTGTCTAACTCTGGCGTTCGTTCATTGCAACGTACAATGGTTAAAGATAAGATGCCACTGACTGATCTATCTGTCAATATCAAAGACGAGATGGTCAGGCATATTACTAACGCTGATATGAGTCAAGCTAAAGGGCAGTATTGCCTTTGTGGTGGATATTATGTTGTCTCATTCCCTGATAGAAACATAGCGTATGTGTTTGATTTTAAAGGTAGCGCAGGTGCTGCACCAAAAGTAAGCAACTGGAATTTTGATTCTAAGAAAACTCCAAAATCTTTCCTGTCAACGGATGAAGGTATTATGTATGTTGGTCTTGGCGCTCCTGAATACGAAGGCAGGATTGCTGTGTATGACGGCTACTTTGATGTAGAAAAGCAAGACGTAACAGCTACTTATGGAACATCAAGCGCCTGTATTGCAGCTGGTAATATTTGGGAGTCCACAGGTTCAAATTGTTGGAAAAATGTAAATAATACATACCAAGCTGACTTCAGTACAGTATGGTTAGACTTCGGAGATCCTAGTAGAGCTAAGTTATTAAAGAGATTTCTAGCTGTAATTTCAGGTGGTCAAGATATGGCTGTAACAATGAACTGGTACAGAGATTATGAAATTAATGCTGAGTCTTCAAGCTTCACTATACCAGGTCCTGTTTCATCTTTCACTTGGGGGCATTCTTCCTCTATCTGGGGTGTTGCTACATACGCAGGAACTGCCAAACCAGTTGAGTACAGGTCATCTTTAGCGAGATCTGCCAAGGTGCTAAGAATGGAAATGAGAGGAACTATTAAAGGTTATAAAGCCTCACTTCAAAATATGATTATATGGGCTAAACAAGGAAAAATACGATGAGTACATACAACTTACAAATTGGTTGGTCAGGAAAGGATGCTGCTGGCGGTATCATCTCTGGAGATGACTTCCATACAGAATTTACAGCTGCAAAGAATGCTATTAATGATAAGGCTGAGCTTGCAGGATCTGCTTCACAAGCATTTAGTGCCTTAACTGCTGCTTCAGGAACTAATACAACACAAGTGTCTACCACTGCTTATGTAACCACAGCAGTGTCTAACTCAGAGCCTGTAGCAACTGATAATGGATATGGTAACAGAACTGTGTCTACAGCCGTACCGAGTGGCGGTTCAGATGGCGATATTTGGTATCAGTATTAAATTATGTCAAAAACATTACAAGTAAAACGCTTAGGCTCTTGGATAGATACACAGAAAGTGTATGTAAAAGACTCGGGTGTTTGGCGCGAAGTTCGTAATGCGTATATAAAGTATAGTGGTACATGGAGACACGCCTATGCTAACGCAGTATATGTTTTAGGATCTGGTGGAACTTTAATCACAGAGGGTGATTACAATACTCACACCTTTACAGACTCAGAGGTATTTACTATATCCTCAGGTGGTAACGCAGCTGGCTATAATGTACTAGAGGTATCCTTATCAGGAGGCGGTGGTGGTGGTGGAGGACGTAACTGTAACAATTTATGTTCTGGCATACCTGCCTTAATCAACGGCTCTAGTGGTGGCACGACTACGGTAGCCCTTTACGACAGTTCTAATACACTAAAAGAAACATATACTGCTTTAGGAGGATCTGGTGGCAACTCTCAAGTATCCACGAGTGGACCTGCTCCTAATGGCGTTAGCTATACAAACGGTGGTGTACCTTCCTCTTTGTTCACGGGGGTAGGTGGCACAGGAGCATACGGGTCTTCCACTATTTATCTAGCAGGAGATGCCACAGGGTCTGCGTCAGGCGGTGGTGGCGGTGGTGGTAACTTTAACAATTGGGAAGGTATGTTTTCTGGTCGTTGGGATGAAGAAGGCGGTCAAGGTTCTTTTACTAATACGTTTAGCATTAGTCTCTCTGATGGTGATTATGTCGATATAACCATAGGCGGTGGTGGTTCAGGCGGTGGTAATGGTAATGGTGGTTCTATTGGAAATGTAGAGAACTATGGCGCAGGTGTTGGCGGTGGAGATGGCTCACCTGGTGTAGTAGCTATTAAATATAAGTTTCAGGAATAATGAAAGATTTAGAGAAAAAACATAAAGGAGAATATTATGGGATTATTTAGCGCTATAGGTAACTTTCTAGCACCAGGAATTGGCGGAATGGTTGGAGGTCTTGTTGACTCAAGTCAATCATCTGGAAGAGCTTCAGATCTGTCAGGTCAAATTGGCGAAATGTCTGAAAAGCAGTATCAAAGAGAATTGCCTTGGGATGTATCAGGTCAATTCGGTGGTGTTAGATATGACCGAGAAGGCAGAGCTGTATCTACAGAGTTATCTGCACCCTGGCAATCGAGCATGGATTCCTTGCTAGGTCGTGCTGCTTCAACTGGTACTCAAATTGATAAATACTCAGCTGACCCTATGGCGTTTGGTCATCAGTTAGCTCAAGAACGAATTGGCTTACATGAACCTGCTGATACAAGAGCAGCTTTATCTCGTGAAGCTAGAGCTGTGCAACAAGGTCAATTTGGAACTACTGGTTTTGCTGGTAGAGAAGGCGTTCAACAAGATGCTTTAAATCGTAGAAACCAAGCTTATGAGGTTCAAGGATTCTCTGACGCTCTTAAATTAGGCACTTCATTGAGAGACTGGCAGAAGGGCGACACTCAACAAGCTATTAATATTGGCAAGCTTCCTATGGAATATCTGGGATTAGCACAATCTGGTGGTATAAGTAACGATCCTTATGCTGGAAATAAGGTGTTAGCAGCTGGTAACGAATACCAACAAGAGCAAAAAATATACGATGCGCTAGGTAACGAGATAAAAGGTATGCTTGGTGGACTATCACAGCCTTCTGGGAGGACAGTCGTTCCTGGTGGAAGTTACACTGGTCAAGGCAATCTCGCAGTTTGGAATCCAAATTCATAGGAGAATATAATGGCACAATCAATGTTTACAAACCCTTATGATGCAGCTATAGCGCAAAGAGATGCTAGTCAAAAAAGAGCAACTCAAGCAGGTGCTGTACCTTGGTATCGACAAGGAGCTGTATCAGGCTCTTTAATCGGTCAAGACTTAGGTAGAAGTTTAGGCGGTATGCTAGGTATGCAAACACCTGAGCAAGCCAAGCAAGATAAAATTGAAGAGATCATGGGTCAGTACGGTGAAGGTGCTAAATCTTATGAACAGTTAATGCAAATTGCTGATTCATTTAGAAGCGCCAATATGCCAGATCTATGGCAAGAAGTTATGGATATGGCTGATAAGTTGAAGCCTACTGAATCTACTGATATGAAGAAGTGGCAGTATCAGATTGCCGGACATAAGCAAGCTATTGCTGACTACGCTAAAAGTAAGAACTACACTCTTACAGATAGGCAACTAGACAACCTTGTTAGCTCTACTAAAGCTAAACCAATATTTAATGTTAATACAGGTGGGTTAATAAGTGGATGGGGAGATATTGTTGATCAGGCGTTAGCTGGAATGAAGCCTGATGTTGCTGAAACTGGAGACAGCTCCGATGAAGGTAATGTTAGCGCCACGCCATCAGTTTCTACTTCTGCCTCACATCCTGCCAACATTAAAGCCCTTGAGTCTATGAATACGCAGTTTGGTGTTGAAGTTAAGAGTTCAAGGGAGAATCTTAAAACTATTGATGCTGGCTTAAATATTGTCAACCAAGTTAGAGATGGTAATATATCTTCAATGCCTCAGCTAGAAAGGATGCTTGCTAAATTTAATTCAGATAATAGAATCTCTGTTCCTGAAGTAAAACAAGTTATGAAGATTGGTGGGCTTGGCGATAGGATTACTGATTCAATTACAAGATTCATGAAGGGTGATCTATCTCCTGGAACTTTGAACGATATTGAAGAAATGTTGGTTAGAATGGGTCAACTAGACCAAAGCAATTACAATGCCAAGGTGTCTGATTATAGAGGCAAATATAATAAAAGATTTAGCAAAGAAGACTTAGAACAGTGGCTTCCATTTAATGATAGTAAATTCTACACAGCCCGTCAAAAGCAAGAGCTTTGGGAACAAGAGATGAGAAGCCGAGGATTAAAATAATGACTGATTTCAGCTCTATGACTGATGAAGAGCTTATAGCCTTCGGAGAACAATCTAAAACAACAGCTGCGCCACAAAGTACAAATGCAGACTTCAGTTCTTGGACTGACGATGAACTTATAGCATACGCTAGCAGAGTAGAGCAACCCCCTGAGAATAGATATACAGATCTTGGTGAGTATTATGGCGATCGTGTTCAATCCGGCTTTACAGCTACTCCAGCTATGGCTGGCGCTGCTTATAAAACGTTAATTGAAGATCCTTTTTCTAAAGGTGGTGTTGATTCGTTTGGTGAATTATACGAAAGATTTGGTGAGAACTTCATGAACTATCAGCATGGATACCAAGAGTTATTTGGTATGGATGTAGACCAAACAGGCAAGAAGCCGCCTAATGACGTACATAGATATGTGGGTGCTGGTGTTGAGGCTTTCTCTGATCCGTATGGCTTACTATATAAGACTGGCGCAAAGATTACTAACGTTTTGGCTAGAGCGATTGGTTTGCAAACAATTGGAATGAGTGCTGAAGGTGTTGGTGATGTTGGTGGAGCTATTGAAGAGGCTGTTACCGGAGAGCCAGAAACAGGCTCTTACAGAACTGTAGGAAGCTTGCTTGGAGTTATCCCGGGCGCTGTACTCTCTAGGCCTATAACATCAACGTTGTTTTCAACAGGCAGCTCTGTTATTAGAAAGATTAAAGATATAAAGAACAATCCTGCAGATGTACAGCAGTCTATGTCAACAACTTACGTTAAAGGTATTCTAAAGAAGATCGTTGATGAGAACCCAGATATTGATTCAATCTTGAAAGACTTAAATAAGATTGGTGTTAAGTGGGATGCAGGAAACTTCCCTCTTATCGCTGCAGCCAACCAAAGCCCAACAGCCCATGCTGAGCTTGTTAAATTAGCAAAGACAAACTCTTCATATAGGTACGGCTTCGAGCAGGAGCTTAAACGAATGAAAGATTTAGTTGAGCAAAACGCTGATCGAATTTTTGGCAATAGATACGCTGAACTACCTTGGTCTGACGCTTCTATTAAGAAAGGTTTGCAAGCTAGACAACAGCGATTAATTAAGGCTAGATCTAGTATTGATGATCGAATTGAGACTCTTCAAGATAAGCTTGACCCAACTATGTCTGATCTTGATCGTGGTATCGCTATTGAGAAACTGATAGCTAAACGTGAGAGCTTGGCTAGATCAGAATTGAAGCCTATCTATGATTCTTTAATTGAAGAAGCTACCGCTAAAGGTGTTCATGTTCCCGCTGAATTTGTAGGTGACTTTTACGGCTTCATCAAGGCAAACTCTGTAAGAGATCTTTTTGGTAAACTTACCGATGTAGACAAACAAGTGTTTAAAAAGCTAAAGCCAGAAATTAAAACAGTAAACGGTATTAATATACCCGAGTTTAAATCTATGTCTTTCGCCCAAGTGGAGTCATTGAAACGAGCTATCAACAGATTAAAGCGATCTCCAATGTCTAAGACAGAACAAAGACAGCTTCAGCAGTTTGAAGAGCAGTTTAATATTGTTAGAGAGAATCTATATACAAAAGGTGGAGAAGTTGGTGGTGTGCAAACTCCGGGTGGATCAGCTGGTTCATTTAACGAAAGATTGCTTGGTGTTGATAAACTTTACTACGAAAAAGTAGGATTGCCGTTCGATGCTGAATCTATTGCTCAAATCGGTAAAAAGAGATACTCTTCTGAAGTTGCTAATATCATTCTAAAGAACCGTGAGGCTCTTGATCAATATATGAATGTAGCTGGCAAGGAAGGCCCTCAGCTTGCTCGTGACGCTATGATTGCCAAGTTGCACAGTAAAGTGGTAGTTAATGGTATTTTAGATCGCAAGAGGCTTGCTAGAGAGCTTGCTAAAAATAAAGATGTTATTGACGGTATTCCGGGAATGAGATCTGAATTAGACAACTTGCAAGGAAATACGGACTATTTAACAATGAGAGTTGCTACACTTGATGATGCTATTAAAGCTGAAGGAAGTAAAGTTGCTGATCATTTTCTGTCTACAAGTGGATACGCTCCAGATTACAAGACTTTAACTCAAGGCATGATAAGCAACCCTGCTAATCTGAATAAATTCTTAAAAGATATTAAGTCTCTTGATTCTGCAACCGGAAAGGCTGTAATGGAAAAGGTTAGAAGAGAGTTTGTTGAAAACTTGAAATCACAGTCTGGTGGCGCTTATGAGTTTATGATGAATCCGAGAAACAAGAAAGTTTTGAACGATGTTATGGGCAAAGGGTACACTAAAGACTTGAAAGACTTCGCTAAGGTTATTGATGCAATGCACGGTATTGACGTTAAGAAACTTGGTGCTACAATCAACAAGGCTGAATTAGATGTTATCGGCAAAGCTGCTCCGGGTCTTGACACTAAGTATGTAACATCTCAATGGAGAGATAGGATCTCTAGCCCGATCATGAAATTAACACGATTAACATCTAGAATGATGGATTTCAAGACATCAAAAGGTATGGACAAGAGTGTATATGAGCTTCTTACAGATAGAGAAGGCATGAAAAAAGTTAGTGAGATGGTAGCGAAGATGGATTATAAAATCGATACTCCCGTTAAGTTAGAGAAGATCATAGGTTTAATTAAAGAAACATTACCGGTATACATGTACACCGGACTTAAAACAAGTGTTAGCCATGAGGCTGAAGAAATAGAACAAAAAATTCAATAGGAGAAAGACTAATGGAAAGAAAAGGAACTAGAAACCCAAAAACTGGCGACTTTATGACTGCGGATGAACTTGCAGCATATAACCTTAACGTATATAACCAAGCTTTAGCTAATGGTAATTTATACAATGTAGGCCCAATTGGCGATACTGGCACATCATTCTCACCTGAGCGTTGGGATGAATACTTTAACAAGAATGAAAGCTTAAAGCCTACAAACTACCTTCCTCAGAAGGAAATGCAAGCTAAGTTAGATGCTGGTGAAGAGATTGATACAAGCTCACAAGAATTTGTAGTTGATAGAGATGATGTAGAAATCATTAGTGAAGAAGACATGAAGCCTTCATACCCTTCTCGTGGCAATGACAACTCATTCTTAACTGTTGAGCAAGCCAAAGCAGAATCAGGACAATCTGATTTGTCTAAAGAAGTACAAGCTGATATGGCTATGGAAGCTGAGATTGAAGCTGACTCTTCTGCATCTGATGAGTTTGACTCTCCAGTAAGTGAGTGGGTTAAAGAATTTGAAGAATTATCTGATGAAGAATTTAAGCAAGCTGGACTTGCTATTGGCCAGCTACCTGCTAATGCTCAAGAAGCTTACGCTAAGATGGCTGGTGTTAGAGATGACATCAAGTTTGAAGACGCTATAAAGAAAGGTGCTGAAGCTAATCAGGCTCAGTTTGATGAATTGCCTGATATTGATGCTTCTGATGTTAAGAGTTCTATAAATCAAAAGGCTTCTGATGCTAAAGATAGAATTATCTCTAATGTTGACGATGAACTAATAAACCTTACTGAAAAAGCTGATCTAAAAGAGATTGACGATGTTTACAATGTAGTTAGAGAGTCTAAAGGCATGATGTTTGATAAGGCTACAGAACTAGGTGAAGGCTCTCCAGAAGCTATGGCTGATATGTTGGCTAGAGATCAAGCTGGTGATATGGAAATCTCTGACATGAAGGGTAGGGAAGCAGAAATTACAACTACCATCATGAAAGACACAGGTTTAGATATGAATCAAGCTAATGCTCTTATGGGTAAACTAAAAGGACTTTGCGGATAATGGGTCTTTGGGCTGATGCTAAAAGCAGAATGAAGTCTATTAAAAGAGACATTCAATATGGTGATGTTCTTGATCCTGATGAAGACGGAACATACGGTCGTAAAGCTAAAAGAAAGGTTGAAGATTACTCAGTTGATGAGTTTTGGGATGCTTTTCAAGAGGCTGAAACAGGTAGTGTTAATGACCCTTGGATTAGGACTACAGCTAAAGATGCTCCAGGCGGATCTACTGCGTATGGACCCGTTCAACTAACCAGAAGTCTTGTTGCACAATATGCAAAAAATAAGCCTAAGATTTTAGAGGATGCTGGGCTAGTTGACTTTGCTATAAAGTTCATGGATCAAGGTGATGAGTTTTTAAATCACGGTAATAACGAAGGTAAGATTGACTTCTACAATAAAAGATATGATTATGGTGGCAAGGGTCATTTATATGGCGCTGAAGACCAGAAGAATTACTCTAAGCTAACGAAAACACTCATGGGTGATCTATGGGAGATGTCTAAGAAAAAGAAAGACCCTGTAGAGAATTTAATTAAGTATTGGAGATGGGGTGAAAAAGATGCTCCATCTAAGAGTCGTAACTCTGACCCTAGATACTTTAAAGAGTTCTATAGCAAACTAAGAGGTTAAAGTCTTGGTTGTCTAATATCACTTGGCATAACAACTTTCATTTCAGCGTTTAAGGCGAATAACTTAATCATTGCGCTACGACTTAACCCGTAGCGTTTTGCTTTTGCGTCTATGTAAGACAGATCGTCTTCGCTTACCTTAATGTTGATTTGATGGGATGCCATTATATTCTATAATTATTTGTAATGAGTGTATTATACACTATCTATATACTTGACTTTTGTATGACTTATGGTATATTTAAGGCGTGTGAGTAATCTCCTCAGATGTTTGTCTAAACCTTAGTTTTTTCATGCTCACACACCCTATTTCTACATTAGATTAGCGCTAATAATAAACCCATCGTCTTTCTTAAGACCTTGAACTTTATACTGCTTCTTTAATTCTTCAGTCTCTCTTTTTAAACATCTTCCTAGGTAATGCTCAAAAGCATCATCGTAGTTTGCTCCACCGCGTGAAGCTCTATCAGCGTAATCATTAGCTAGTTCTGTACATATTTCTGTCTTTGTCATTAAATTTCCTCAAATTTAGTTATAAAAAAAGGCTGTTAAGCCTAATCCTCCCCCGAGTATTTAGTCTTGAATTTCTAAGAACTCACATTCTACTCTTGGAGATTCCGACCAATATATTCTTGCTCTAAGCATCACAATTTGCCGATCGTCTTCGTAGTATATACCATTTAAAGAATCTAGGATGGCCTTGCAGTAATTGTCTATATCCGCGTTATTGTCACAGAACTTGCCATTCTTCGACTCTTTCTTTTTCTTTGACCATGACTTTGGAATCTTGACAAAGAAGTCTAATTTCGCATATACGTTACTCTTAAAGGGTATAAAGTATGTATTTCCCACCGCCATTTCCATATCAGACTTAAACTGAGTGTATTTCTTGGGATAGAACGTTGACCATCTTGTTACTCTAGGTCTTGCTGCCGGAACTGGGTTTACATAATATGTTACTTTCATGAGTGTGTTTCGTCCTCTCCTAAGTTGACTTCATTATTCAGATACATTAGATCTTGCAAGGCAAGCTCAAGCTTACCTCTAACCCACTGCTCTCTATCTGTCTTCGGAAACTCTAACTGCTCTTGTATCTCATCCAAGAATCCGACAATACAGTTTAACTTTTGCTTACACAACTCGTCATTGTGAAACTTTCCCCTCATACATATCTCCTATAAGAATTTTAAAGGCGCTTTTATTAAAATGTTTTTACAGTTTGTTCCACTAATATACTTTCTGAAGCAGTACAAAACCCAATCTTTCTTTTGAAACTCTCTAATCTGATTTCCTGAAAACTTTAGATCAATAATCTTCTTTCTGCAAGTTTGTGCGGCATTTGAGCTTTCACTAATTGTGCGACCGGTAATAACCTCTTCCAAGAAGTTAAAGATTAGATCGCTCTCGCTCTTGGCTAAAATTATAAAAGCCATTGCATCGGACTCTGATATAAGTCTACTACCGTTTAGCACCCATGAGTGAGTAAGGTCAAACAGCTTTGTTAACTCCTCTCCATGCTCATCATAATGCTTTAGATATTCACTATTAGCAATCTTATGTGCGTATCTACCTTGGCACCTCTTAGTTCCACCAAACCTTTCGATGACCTTTCTAATTGCTGACGCAATGTGCGCGCCATGCCTTGATCCAGCAATCGATAATACGTCTGACCCACCTCTAATCTTACCCGTATCCATAGTAACAAAAGCGTCCTCTTCAACGCCTCTAATAACAACTGTTTCGATCGGAACGCCCGTTTCAACAACCGCTGTCAACCTATGTTGTCCGTCTAGCAATCCTCCGGTGTTGCTAATAATGATAGGTTGTCCGTTGTATTTCCAATTGCCATTTAGTATTTCACTCTTGAGTAAAGCTAAATGCCCTTTTGTAATATTTCTATTGTTTTTGTTATTGCTTAGTAACGCCTTTGCAACTTCCGGTGTAATTGTTTCTCTGTTCATGTTATCTCCTTAGATTTTTTTTGATACAACCCTTACCAAGGATCGCCTATTACTTTTGTAATTTGTTTTGAAGTCCATCCTATTCCTCTGAAATACTCCCTTGAAATCCATTTGGTTGATGATGGTATGTCTTTTGAATTAAAAGTGTCGTAAAAGCATTCCTTGGCCTCAGGATTCGATTTATTCCAAATACCTGAGTAGTTGATTTGAACATCAGTAGATTGTGGTAGAAATTTAGTCACCATTACGTTATCTTGCTGTTTAATTAACTCAAGTAAAGCTTGAATACCATCTGCCGGTACTTTCGGGATAGCTTTCATAACTTTTGAGTGTTGATATAAGTTGTAATCCTGCTTCTCGCTCAAGAAAAAGTCGATTAGCTTAGTTGCCCAAATGTTCTTGACATTCATCTTGATCTTGTTGAATACGATAAGTTCTTCGACAATCTCACTAGCAAGTGTATTTACCTCTTCTTCATTCATTGTGCTACCTTGTCTTGTAACTTCATGGCAATTAACGCTTTACGTGAGTCGCTCATTCCGGCAAACGTACCTTTCTTGGCCGAAGCTACACCAACTTGTATGTAGTCCTTGCGTAGATAGTTTCTGAAGCACGACTGTAAGTCTTGCCACTTCGCTGTTCGATTGAACATCTGATCTTTAAATGATTGGATTAACTCAGCGCCTTGTGATTGAGTGATACCGGTGTACTTATCTCTAACAGCTTTTAATGATGCCTCGTTAGGTATGAAATTTTCTATTTGATCTTTCTTAGTATTAGTATTAGTAGTTATAGTATTAGTAGTTATAGTATTAGTATTAGTATTAGTAGGGTCGTCACGTAGTCGTAACGACTTCGTACTACTCTTACCAAATAAACAGTCATCTGTTAATACACTGTTGCAGTTAGATAGAACGCTAAGGTTCTTCTCAATAACGGCTTCTGATAGTCTTTCATACTGTGTCTGAGTAATTTCAATAGTTTCACTTACTGAGTTTTTACTAGCATTGTATCCAAAGAATAAAGTAAGCTTAAACGATAGCTTAGTAGTCTTATGGGTTAGTAAAGATTGAAGACTTGCTCCGGTATAGCTTTCTAAATCATGCTTTGTGTGGTTGACAATTATGTTGTCAATTATATTAATCTCCATGTTTCCTCATATAGTTTGTTTTAGTTTAGCGGTTCTTCGCAGTAGTTATCTTTATTAACACCCAAAACCGTAGTGTTTGGATAATTAGTTTAAGTCTGCATTGTCAGTCGGACTTCCCCCTTGCCCTCTATCCTTAACTTGCTCGCATAAACAACGACCAATCAAATTCCTTTGAGTACATCATTCGGTCTTTATAGTAATTCTTAACCTCTCGTGCTTGGCTCTCAATAGGCACATAGCCATTGATACCCTCAGGTCGTTTACCTTGCCCCGGCTTCTTTGCTAACTTCTCAACGTCTGTTATGCCTTTAGCAAGTCTTGCGTTCATAGTTGAGTGGTTAATATTAAAGCGTTCAGATATTTGCCTTGCGCTTAGCTTAGTTCCATCAGAAAGTTCATACTGCTTGCTGTTATAAACAGAATGGCGTGAAGTTTCTTTTTTTCTTAAAACAACCTCAGCCGTTTGAGATGTTTCCAATCTATACCTAGCCGCGGCATGGCACATTTTAAGTTCAGCTCCCAAGGTCATGGCTGTCCATACAGTTCCATCATCAAGAGTATATTTTTTAGGTGTTATCATTTCTCTCCCCCTTAGCCGTTAAAACGGGATTGGGTCGTCAAAGTTATCTTGCGGAGTAACTTCAGTAGTTGGTGTTGGTGTTGGTGCCGGAGATTGTGTTGATCCGCTATTAAAGAAGACTTTGCAGTTTCCAAGAATAGGTGTTTTTACTCCCGATTCTCTCTCTTCTTTAGAGGTTGATTGGCTAATAAAGCCGTGTTGATCGTATTGATCCGGATTATCTGTATCAATGAACGTGGTTACGTCCATGTAAACGCCTTTCTTACCTTTGAATAATCTTGCCTTATCGATTTTTGATACATCGATGCTAATATTAATACCTATTTTGCTCACTTTCTTACTCCTTTATTATAATTTGGTAGCTACTTACGGTAGCAACTCGCACAATAAGTCGTTTAACGAGGTCATGGAGTAACCCCGAATAAGCATTGTGATCAGCTTAATTACATTCCATCGTCATTGTTAGGCTCAAAAAGTTGTGAATAATAATCACAAACTTGAACGAAGCCGTTTTTCTTAGCGTAGTCATAAATATCTGAAGCTGTATCAAAGTCTTCCTCTCTCTTTGCTCTGTCTAATACCCCTTTGGCTGAGTTGATGCGCTCGTTATGCTCTTGTGTAGCTGTTAAAGGCTTACTTTTTCCAACAGCAACATTACCATCATCGTCTACCGATTCAAGGCCGAACATAGCTACTAAACTGTAGCGCCTAGAATACGTTATGGCTCCACCGAGTTTCTGCATATCAGCGCTAGGAATAATAAGTTGCATCCTTGATACAATCTTGTCTTCCGGATTGGCTATGTTCACAATCTCTGTAACTAATACGTTTACGTTATCAGTGCCATCAGTGCGATCTACATATTGAACGTATATTAAGTTGCATTCAACTAAGGCCGGAGCGAGTGTATCCATGACCGAATTTAGATCAGCGTAATTACTTTTAAAGAAAGGGTTTTTGGCCGTCTTCTTTACACCACTAACCATGCCTCTAACCATAGCCAACCTTTCATAGACATTTAATTCTTTTGCTTCCATTATCTTTCTCCTTTAATTTCTTTTGCATAAATGCCACCCGTTTCATAATACCCTAGCATAAATGAAGCTAGTTCTGCCGGACTACCACAAACCCAAGTCTTTTGTTTCTTTTGAAACTCTACCTCAGTTATGATAAATCCATTTTCTGTTTGCTTTACTTTTAAACTCATCACTTCTTCCTTGTAGTTAAAAAATCTAAGTTGGGTTCTGAGTCTTTAATGCCCATTTGCTCAAACAGTCCGGCTCTCTTTTCTTTGTATTCATCGTAACCTTGATCCATGTCTTCTGCATACTCGTCTGAGTCCATAACCTTTTTAGAATATTCTTTAAAGTCCGGTTCATGATCTTGCAAATGAGCGTTTAATTCTTGTAAGTCAATATGTAAATCGCTGTAATAACCCATTACTTAACCCCCCATATAGATTTAGCAATAGCCTTGTTAGACTCGGCTTGTCTTTGAATAAACAATAGTTGGCCACCTAACTCTATAGCTTGTGCGGTTGGCAAGTGTCGTACTTGATTCCAAATGTCCTTGGGTAAGTGCGCGCAAGCATCTACTTTGTCGTGATATTGATCGTCCGCTCTCTGATCCATTGCATCAAAATCCGGCTCTTGGTCTTCGTAATCTTTCATATTTATCTCCTCGATAATAGAATTAGTTTTAGTATTGAGTATCTGATTATACTCTTTTTATACTCTACTTGTGATCTTTTATAATCCGTGTAGAGTAGGTAGTAAAAGGCTTGTATGGCTATGAATAGTAAAACAAGCGTAATTAGTGTAGAGTTCATGTTAGTGTTCTTGTAGTAGATAGGTAAGCTTGAACGCCATATACATAATCGTAACTCCAACTATAAGTTCTAATAATTCGTTCATATTGTTTCTCCTTTGTTGTAAACGCTTTCTACTACATGCTTGTAGCAGTCATACATCTCATTAAGCATCTCTATTAGTTCACCATGTGTGTACCTATCAATGCCATCTATTCCAAATACAGCTTCATATATCTCGGATAAATCCTCATTAGCATCTACTAGATGACCTTTTAATCTTTTAACTTCGTTCATGCTTTCTCCTCTTATTTCATAGCGATAGTGTCTAATATATCTTTAAAGAATTTTGCATCCTCTTTAAGTTCATCAATTAATTCAATAGCTTCATCAATAGCTCTCCACATCTCAAAGGATGTTTCATCTTTGTGCCATCTATCTACCCAATAGTTTTTATTCGCTACTAGATAGTGTAAATCAGACAATGTATTCTCTTGCTGTTCAGTCATACTCCCTCCTCAGTTATATCATCTAACGCAGACAAAAATCTCTCGACCTCCATCTCCTCTGAGCTACCCTCGCTTATCTCATCATTCATAAGCTCCCAAGAGTCTATGATTTGTTGTTTCAAATGCGGGTATCTGTTTATTGCAGAAGCTCCCTTTGAATTTGCTGTTGCTGTGTCACTCATGATTTATCCTCTAGCATTCTATTGTAAATCTCAATGTACTCATCTGAGGTAGCATAAGTGAGTAGTTCGTAGCTTTCACGCGCCATTAGAGCCATGTTTATCACTTCTGTGTGATCTTGCATTGCTAAAGACTCTAAGTCACCCGTAACAGCTGTATATAGATCCTCTAGCTTTGCGTGGTGCAACTTGCAATCGATGGACAACGCTTTAATTTTGTTTTTTAATTCTTTCATGATTAAAGATCCCAATTAACAGTTAGAATATTCTTTCTACGGTCTATTGTGTCTTGTACTTTTGAGATCATTTCTGCATTAAGTAATTTAACAATTGATCTTTTTATAGTTGATACTCCATAGCCTCTAAAGTATTTTGTTTTGCGTGTCTTTTGTATTGTTACCCTTTGATGTGCTGAGATATAGATGAATATAGCCATGTCTATGTCATTCAATTTAACATTGTAAATATCTGATAACTCAGACTGAAAATCTTTAGTCTTGCTGAGCATTGGCCAAATGTGTCTAGCGTGTTTTTCTTGCATATTTTCTCCATGATTAATGTTTCGTAACGACTTCGTACTACTTCGTAACGACTTAGTTAGTAACGCGTAAATCAACGTTATCAGGGTCTATTCTAACCTAATATTCTAGTGTGTCAATAGTGTATAGCAAAATAAACATAAATAAATCATAGTGATATATTCTGTGTCAATACCGCTGTCAATCTTTTTCTTTTTTCTTTTTTTATTATTATTATTATTAGCAAGCCTTTTTTCAGTTGATAACCTAAAAAAAACTAGATAAATCAAAGCTTTAGATAGTGGATAACAATGTTGATAAGGTTGGTATGGAATTGTGGATAAGTGGATAACTTCGCTGTTTTAGATGGGTTATTAACAATATTGAGTGGTTGTGGATAACGTGAAACTCACCTATGTTGATAACTTAACGTGATGCTCACTTAACGTGATACCCACCCTTAACGCGATGCTCACCTAATGTTTATAACTGTGTTGATAACTAGCTTTTTTAAGATTTGGTTGTGGATAACTATCTCTTTTTTGTGGATAACTTTATTTATAATTTAGTGTTGCAAAAGTATATACTACTGCTATAATTCAATCTCTTAAATAAAAACATGGAGTTTTAAAAATGAAACATTGGATAATACATTTGGACGTAACTACCGTCTATGAAGCAAGAGTAGAAGCAGAAACTGAAGAGGAGGCTATTAGGCTAGCTGAAGATAAATCTTATGAAGACACTTGGGGTTGTGATGCTAGATACGACTCTTGCAAGGTCTACACAGCTGAACAGGTAACGGCACAAGGTTTGCCGTTAGAAGAGGAGCTGTAAAAGTGAAAAAGATAACCGAAGATAGTGTTAAGGCCTTTTTTAAAGGTAGTAAATTAACAAAGGGAAACATGAGTATTAATACCGATATGTATTTTGAAACTGATCGTGTTATGAGATTGCACGGTAATGCAATTGCATGGATTAAAGGAAGTTATTTGACCATTAGTGATTGTGGATGGCAAACGGTAACTACTAAAGAGCGATTGAATGGGATTTTAACCCACTTGAATTTAGGATATATCTTTCAAAAAGATTTTGTTTGGTATTATTCGGCCGGTAACGGTTGCGTTAAGCCTTTTAATGGATCAATGGAGGTTAAATTATGAGTTATTACGTGACTAGAAAAAATGAAGATATAGTTGAATACCTTGACAATAGATCTAGGAAATGGAAGTCTTATTTTAAGATCAAACAAGGGTTAGATTGTGGATATAAGACAAAAACGGGCGCCACTAAAAAGTTGATCAAATATCAGAAGCATATTAAAGAATATTTTAATAAATCTAGTCTTGAGTCTATCAGAAGTCGCAATATTGATGACTTTTTGTACCTTTCAAGGATAGATCATTAACGTGATACCCACCTAACGCGGTACTTGCCCTTAACGTGAACTCCACCTAAGATTTATTCAAAGGTGGTTTTTTTGTTTTTTAGGTGTAGTAAATTAGCTGAAAATTTGAAAACTTGAAAAAAGCGGCCAACTTAATTTAATTAAATATAAGTATCATTCTGGTATTTATTTGGCTTATAATTTGACCACTGATTAATTTTGATCAGTCTTTAAATCATGGAGATTTTAAAAATGAAAAAATATATAGTGGACGATACTTATAGAGATGAAATAACAAAATTTGAAAGTTATGATGATGCTATTGATTATTGCAATGAGCAAGAAATAATTTATTATCATGTAGCAATGAATTACCTAATAGAAAACGACTGTTCATTATATGACTCAATTCAATCTTGCGTTGATATGGGAATGGAATTAGACGGGATTAATAGCGAAACTCTGGCTAATGTGCATTACCAAGATGCGCTGATTAATTCAATTAAGGAGATTAGCTAATGAGTAATTCAAAAGGTAGATCAGATCTAAGAAAATTAATAGCGCTCGATTCTTGGATCTTGAACGCTTCGATCGAAGATATTTACAACGGCTCAGATCCAGCATTTGTTTATAAGTGGCAATATAGACAATTAAGCGGTTTTGATCAGAAGCTGGCCAGCATCATAAGCCATGCGGACGGTACAAACATAATCAAACTATATAAAGGTTTTCCAGATCAAGTCATAGCAATGCGAGCATTTAATATAAAGTCCGGTTTTTGGCCGTTTATAGAAGCTCGAACCCACGAAGTAGAAGATCATTTACGACTATTGACGGATCAGGTTAATGCTTAAAGAGTTATTAAATATCTTAATGGCAATTGATCTGATTAGTAAAGCAATGCTAAAGGATCTGATAGATTAATTAATAGGGGAGATTAATTAGAGCCGGTTAAATAGCCGGTTTTTTTTCGTCTGATCAAAGTTGTATAAATACGTTGATAACTTTTCTGCGGCAACTATGCAAGTAGTTGATTAATGAGTAATAATTGCCAGTGTAAAAGTGTTGATAACTATTTAGATTATTGTCTAAGTGTTGGAAGTTAAAATTAACATCCAAAAGGTTATAAATTAACTTCTTGGGTGTTTGTTTGGATCTGATCTAGGGGTTCGGATGGATAGATCGTGCAATTTATCTTTTAATAAAGATCTTTTTGTAGTGTTTGGAAGTTAAAAAGGTATTTAGATCAGAATGATTTAGATTAATTAGTTGATTAATGATTAAATTATTGTTTGATCGTGGCGTTGATCAGTTGCGCTTAATGCTTCGAAATGTTCCGTGGGTTGTCAATCCCTTAATTATTTACTTTTCAATCGTTTTTACTATGGTGTTGCAACTCTTAAGGCGTATCTATGCAAACCTATACAGACAAAGGCCTACAGCTGATAACGTTTCTAGTGTTTGGCAGGGGGAGGCTCAATTGAACCTCTACAACAATGGATGCTATACCCAAGACAGAAGAAACGTAATTTGAAAAAAGAGGAAGAACATATAGATAGACCTACTTGTGCCTATCTGGATTAACTATGTTAGTTCAATTGATTGTACTTCTTATGTCCCTTGATGAGGTAATTAGTGATTGTCTAAGTAAAGGTACTATTGGAGTGTCTGTGTAATAACAATGAACATTGCTATGAAGTAACAAACTAGTTAAGGAAGATTTTAGCTGATAGATACTATATTGTCAAGTCGTAATATATCGTATAAACTGAATGTATAGGTATATAATAATGGTACTTTAACCCGTGATGGATAATTAAAATGACTGAGAAAAGAAGAGGTAACCCTTTGTGGGTGAAGGGGCATAAGGAAGTTAATCATGCTGTAGGTAGGCCTAAAGGTTCTAAGAATAAATATTCGTTGTTAGCTCGTGAGATGATGACTGAAAGAGGGCCTGATATAGTGCAGAAAGTGGTTGATATGGCTATGGATGGTGATGTTCATTGCTTGAAGATGTGTATTGATAGAATACTGCCTGTCCATAAAGCTGTTGATTCTAATCGTACTAAACAAGACTCTAAGATTATTATTAATGTGGGTGCTTCTACTTCTATTACAGAAAAGATTGCTGATACTGATCCTACTTCTTTGATTGATCCTTCTGTTAAAACAGATGATGCTGTGATTATTGAAGTTTCTGAGGCTGTTAAGTGAGTCGGTTACCTGAACTTCCTGAAGATTACTGGACTAGACAAGCTAGATTTAAAAAGGCGCTTGCCAAGATTAAAGAGAAGCTGAAGAAGGATAAGAATGCCCGAACTTAATGTTGATTTACACCCTGCACAATTAGAGATCTTTCACTCAGAAGCTAGATTCAAGGTTGTGGCTGCTGGACGTAGATTCGGTAAGTCTCGACTTGCTGCTTGGATCTTGTTAATTAAAGCTCTTCAGTCTGATTCAAAGGATGTGTTTTATATTGGTCCTACGTTTCAACAAGCTAAAGACATCATGTGGTCTATGCTTAAAGAGTTAGGTGAAGATCTGATTGTTGCTGCTCATGAGAATACTGCTGTATTAACTCTTGTAAATGGGCGGAAGATCTATTTGAAAGGGTCTGATAGACCTGATACCTTGCGTGGTGTTGGTCTTGCTTATGTTGTACTAGATGAGTACGCTTCTATGAAACCACAGGTGTGGGAACAGATTATTCGTCCTACTCTTGCGGACGTACGTGGTGGTGCTTTGTTCATTGGTACTCCAGCAGGTAAAAACCACTTCTATGATATTTATACAGACTCGATGGGGCTAGATGACTGGGATTCGTTTCAATTTAACTCGACTGATAATCCGTTTATTCCAGATGATGAAATCGAAGCAGCGAGAACCTCAATGTCCTCAATGTCTTTCAGACAAGAATTTGAGGCATCGTTTGAGACATTCACAGGTGGTGTATTCAAAGAAGAGTGGTTTAAGACCGCAGAAGAACCTGAAGAAGGATCGTATGTAATTGCTATTGATCCTGCTGGATTTGAAGCTATCGAGAAAGAACGTAATCTTAAACGCAGTAGACTCGATGAAACCGCTATTGCCATTGTTAAGATTGATAGAGATAAGTGGTGGGTTAAAGATATACTTCATGGTCGTTGGAATATTAAAGAAACTGCCAAGAAAATCCTAAAATCAGCGTTAATAGTTGAATCTTCGACTGTTGGTATTGAGACTGGTTCATTAAGAAACGCTATATTGCCATATCTTGAAGATGAGATGCGAACTGAAGGTCAATATGTGTCGATTATTGAAATGAGACACGGTGGAAAGAAGAAAACAGACAGGATTGTGTGGGCGCTACAAGGAAGAATGGAATATGGGCAGATTACGTTCAATGAAGATAGAGATTGGAGACCTTTTGTGTCACAACTCGTTGATTTTCCTAACAAATTGTCGCATGATGATATGTTAGATGCTCTTGCTTACATAGACCAAGTATCTGTTGCTGACTTTGCACATACAATTGAATTAGAAGAAGATTGGGAGCCTGAAGATGAGGTTGCTGGCTACTAATATTTTCAAAAACCACCCATAAGTATCTTTTTATGATATATTACACATAAATTCGCAGGGAAATCAAACACTTATGTTCGATGACAAGGAAACTCAATATAAAGCACTATCTTCTTGGCTTACATATAGACTAGACGGATGGCGCACCCATCGTGATATTAATTATGTCACTAAGTGGGATGAGTATTACCGTCTTTGGCGTGGTATCTGGGTTCAATCAGACCGTATGCGTGGTTCTGAGAAGTCTCGTATTATTTCTCCTGCCTTACAGCAAGCTGTAGAGTCTGCTGTTGCAGAATTAGAGGAAGCTACATTTGGTCGTGGCAAATGGTTTGATATTAAAGACGATATGCTGGATCAAGATAAATCTGATGCAGAATATGTACGAAATCTATTACAAGAAGACCTTGAGAAGACTGGTGTTAAAGATGCCATCTGTGAGGTGTTCTTAAACTCAGCTATTTACGGAACTGGTATCGGCAAGATTGTTGTTGAACAAACTATAGAACGTGTTCCACAAGAAGTTCCTGTTGAGGGTACTATGACTACGACTCGTGAGTTATTAGAGATCCCAGGTATCGATGTTAAGATTGAAGCCATCTCTCCTAAAGAGTTTTTGATTGATCCTTCAGCTAATTCTATTAAAGATGCTCTTGGAGTTGCTCATGAAGTCATTAAACCGCGCTACCATGTCGTGGATGGGATTAAGTCTGGTATTTATCGTGATGTTCCCCTTGATGGTGATTATGATACTATTCGTTTTGGCTTCGATCCTGAGACTAAACAAGCTGATGAGTCTGATTCGGTTAAGATTACTGAATACTGGGGCTTAGTTCCTAAAAGATTCCTTAAAAAGAACAAAAACCAAGATGATTTTGAATACACTAAGAAAGATGAGCTAGTTGAAGCGGTAGTCACTATCGTAAATGACGAGTACATCCTTAGAGCTGAAGAAAATGCCTTTATGATGAAGGATAGACCGTTCATTAGTTATCAACATGACATTGTTCCAAATAAATTCTGGGGTAGAGGTGTATGTGAGAAGGGATATAACCCTCAAAAAGCATTAGACACTGAGATGAGAGCAAGAATTGACTCTCTAGCCCTAACAACTACACCTATGATGGCAGCTGACGCTACTAGATTGCCTCGTGGTATTAAGTTTGAGGTTAGACCTGGCAAGACTGTACTTACAAATGGCGACCCAAGACAAGCTATCATGCCTCTGACTTTGGGAACCACAGACCCAACAACTTTCCAACAGGTTGCCTCACTTCAAAACATGATTCAGATGGGTACTGGCTCTTCTGATGCTGGTTCAGCTGAAAGAGCTACCTCTTCTGGTATGTCTATGGCGCAATCTGCGTCAATTAAACGTCAAAAACGTACATTAATGAACTTCCAGAACACTTTCTTGATCCCAATGATTAATAAATCAATGTGGCGTAAGATTCAGTTTGATGTTGATCGTTATCCTGTTGCTGACTACAAGTTTGTTCCGTATTCAACTATGGGAATCATGGCTAAAGAGTTAGAAATGACTCAGATGGTACAGATGTTGCAAGCTATTCCTAAAGACTCACCTGCTTTCAACGTAATTCTATTGTCAATGATTAGCAATTCATCAATGCACGATAGAGATAAGATTACAGCCTCCCTTACACAAGGCAATCAGCCTAATCCTGAGCAACAACAGATGCAACAGATGGGTGTTCAGTTGCAGATGGAAGAGATGAAGGCTAAGATTACTAAGTTATATGCCGAAGCTGAAGAAGAAAAAGCTAAAGCAATCAAATGGCAAGCTGAAGCAGCTAATTTACAGCCAAATGAGATCGATATTCAAGAGAAAGTGCTTAAATTGCAGAAGGATTCTATTGGTTTACAGAAAACTCAAGCAGATATTAACAGTAAGAACATGGATACTGAGAGAACATACCCAGAAGTAGACCATTTACGTTCAGAAACTGCATTAAACATGGCAAATGCTAGAAAGATTGCTCAAGAAACAGAAATTAATAGATTTGTTCAATGAAGACGGATGAACAATTCTTAAACGATAGATTAAATTTATTTGAGACAGAAGGTTGGCTAGACCTGATGGCTGAATTAGAAACCATTGAAGATACAACTCGAGACATTGAGACTATCAACGATGAAAAATCTCTTTGGGATGCCAAAGGGCAGTTAAAGGTACTAGGTTATTTGCTTAGCTTAGAATCCGCAACGCAAATAGCCGTGGAAC